TTTGTCGTAGAATCCTTGATCGGAATCTTCTCCGGCCCTCTCGGTTTCGGGTACTCTCCAATCATGTGCAACCTCACTATAGTACGTGTGCTGTACATTCTCCCAGAGTAACTTTAACCGACGCCAAGTCCTGATCTGTCTGTCACGGACAGCTCTATCCTCATCATCAAAATGATCTACAATTTGTTTAAGTAGTGCAGAGATATCGTCTGGTACTTCTTCTTTAGCCATTATACAGCTACTCTCTTACGAGCCGCTTCTCTACCTGCCTGAACTGCATTCATTTGAGGTGGTGGAGCTGATGGTCCTAATCCTGCTGGTGCTTCTTGTTCCATAGGAGGTGGTTGACCCTGAGTAGCATCATATGCAGCATTACGACCTATATCCCCTAAGAACTGTCCAACTACTCCAGCTTTACCCGCACCACCAGCACCTAACGCGCCCTTAGCTAGTTTAGCACCCATACCAGCAGATGGACCGATACCTTTTAACGCGCCCGCGCCTACACCACCAGCAGCAGCACCAAGACCACCACTAAGTAATGTACCCTTCCAACCAGCTCCAGATGCTTTAGCATTTGCAGCAGCTAATCCACCTTGTAATGCCATCCCTAATGGGACGCCAACACCAGGAATAGCCATAGCCGCATATGGTGCGACCTTAAGTGCTATCTTTCCAAACTTTTTCCAGAATCCCATTGTCTTGTCCTACTATCGAATCGGAACGTCACTAATTCCAAATGCGCGTAACAGATAGAGTACAAGAAGAATAACTACGACCACCCTCAATACAACCTTGAAGGGTGGACTCATTGGAACGAAGTTTTCAACTAGATACAAGGCTAGACCGAGAATCACGATGACGAGAATGAGAGTAATCATTGCACACCCAATTCATGTTCGAGTTCGGCTATTTCCTTGACCTTCTGTTTCATTAGTTCAGCAGATTTTCTATCTTCCTGTTCGAGTATTTGCTGTTTCACACGCCAAGGTATGAACGCAGGCTGAATAGACCTCAATTCCTCCTCTTTTACAGGAGGAAGAGGTTCGGATTTAGAAGGTTCCAATAACCGATTCAGAAGTTCTCTACGTTCTCTATTACTCTCATCGAGTTGAGCACGAAGAACTTCGCACGTATTACATGGCAACTCTTCTAATCCGAACCATTTGTACATCAATTCTTTAATCATGTTGAAAACTCAGAATAGATGGTCTTACTCCAACTTCCAACATATCCATGCCTTTATCCCAAGTAGTTCTCGACAAATATTCATACGCACTGTTGATGATATTTGGATCTTCTCTCAGGAGACCAATACCACGATTACACCGATGACACAAAAGTCCACGAATCTCATCGGTCAAATGATTATGATCTGCTGCCAAATCTCTACCACTTGTACAAACCTGCTTACAGATTGCACAAACTCCACCCTGTTCTTTAAGTAATTCATTATATCTTTCTAGTGTTGTGCCAAGTCTGTATCGTAGTTGGGCATCCCTGACTCCATTAGGATTAATTAGATTTGCCTTACATTGACGTTTATTATGACACGTTTTACAATGACCTCTTATAGTAGATACTCCGTGCCAAATAGTATAAGCAGGATCTAACTGTAAATCCTTACCACAATCAGTGCAATGAGTAGGTTTAGGTTTAGCCATTATCTCCGTCCGTGATATCGTCCTACTGGTTGAATTGCATCGTTCGTATCAGAATCTAATTTAGCAGAATTACGGTAGTATGCTGTCCAATCATGTGATGTGCTTAACTGTTGTGAAAGTTGTTCCTGCTTCTGAATTTTTTTGAATTCTTGGTTACTTTCATCGAAGAAACCTTCTGCTGCGTCAACAATGTAACGTAGTCCATCGATTGGGTCGTCTCCGTCGAATTCACTTATATCTTCAGCAGGTTTATTACCCTTGGGCTTATCGTAACTACAAGCCTTAATGGCTTCAATTAATACATCGCATCCTTTAAAGATTTGTAATTTTGGAATATTCTTCTCAGGTTCTTCAGGATTAAATGAGTTCATATAGGATTTATATTCTTGCATCCCTCTATTTCTCATAATCCACATTGCATATTCTTCATTATATGCAGGAAGTTCTGATTCATTTAATACCTTTGGACGCCACCTGAGATATTCATGAATTAAAAGCTTACCTGCAATTCGACTACCCGGAGTATTATTGCTTAACTCTACAGGTGTTTGGAGTTCATCTTCAATCTGTTGTTGAATCGTGTGTTCCTGACCTCTATCCTGTCCTGCACTTTTGCAGAATCGAACTAGTCTGGGATTCTCACGATTCATAAATGCTTTAACTTGAGGTGCCCAATCAGCTATTTTAGTTTTTACCCAGTACTGTTCTCTGTATATGTAGATTCTTTTATCAGGACTTATACATACCCAACCGATCCACGTCATTGCAGCGAATCCCCAATCACCTATTACGATACGAGGCCACCAGCTAGGAATCTCAAACGGTTCGACAACATGGATTGCATTTGCTGGCTCGTCATCGAATTTCCTGTCCCTGAATTCGTCGAATACCTGACCTTGATACGCATCCCAATCACCCAGTAATTTGGCTTTCCGCTCAGCCTCAATAGTTATGCCTTGCAGCGATTGCCGATACGTAGGATCAATGTATCTGTTATCTTCGAGGGTGGAGTGGATGTAGATTCTTTTATTCCCTCCCCGTCCCACAATGATTTTACCACCTTTAGGGGCTGGTTTAATGAATCTTTTGTATGTCCATGTATGTCCGATTCCTCCCGGCATTCCCGCTGCGCGTATAATAGCGGGCAATTCTGGCACAGGAGAGCGGACACGTTGGAACCCGATGTAAAGATAGATCCACTCAGTGATCGACGTAAGTTCGTCGGGAGTGAAAAGATTAATTTGCATTGAGTCGTATTTGTGCACATCATCTTCATTCTCGCAATGACCTAAAAAGATCATTGATCCTTCGTTAGCTCCACCAGTTCCACCGTATTGATCTGGTCTGGGGAACGTCCAGCACATCTCAGTCTTATTTAGTGTGGCTCCGAATCTTCGATAGAGTTCACGAGATCTAGGAATGATTTCATTTCTAAGTTCAGGAAAAGTACGTCGCATGAATACTTGCTTGAAACGTGGGTTTTCATGCCAGCGATGGACAATTCCATACAGTAATAAGACATCGGACTTTCCAGAACCAGCTCCGCCCCCATAAAACGCTTCTTTAACTGAAGTGGGGACTGAGAGAAAGAGTTCTTGTTTGGGTTCTGGTCGCCACTCATTAGGATTCCGATCCACTGAACTACCGTCCGCGTCCGAATGATCTCATACGCGGGGCCATTGGTCTACTATAATTCTCAGCCATCTGTGGTGCCATCTCAGCACCTTCACCTAATTCCATCTGTGGCTGAGGAACTGGAACTTGTTCTTGTGGCTGTTGTGTACCATACAGTGCAGACATTCCCTGTAACTGTTCCTGTGGTTGTTGCATGTATGGATTGATGGGCTGTTGTTCAGGTGATGCCATAGGATTCTGCTGCTGTTGTCTACGCGCAAGAATTCCACCTAATCCACCAGCAAATCCACCCATCTTAGGTGTCATCCCCATCTGACCACCCATCTGAGGCTGACCCATTCCACCCTGACGCATCTGATTACGCTTATTCATTAACATTCCCATCTTACCCGCATTAGGTGATGGGCCTAATCCCTGTGCCTGATCTGCCTGTCCTTGTTGTGGTTGTGGCTTTTGTTTGCCACCACCATACATTCCCATCAAACCTTGACCCATACTACCAGCAGCCTGACCCATCTGTTGGCCCGCGCCTGCCATCTTATTCGCACCCATCATTTCCTCCAGTTACCTGATGCACTGATTGTAGTTCCAGTAAAATCACTGGAGGTCGCCTCCCTAAACAGAATTCCATTCACAAAGATCTGAGCAGAGAGGAATGGAAACGTAGTCGTACCGTATGATAGTGGAGTAGCTTCGATGGACAGGAACATTGATGAGTCATTAGTTGAGAGTGTAGTGATGTATGGAAGTGTAGTGATAACTTGTGTCAGCCCATCTAATGGATTCGAATACCTAATCCTAACGGATGTGGCATTTCCATTGACTCTGAACTGAATCTGACTCGCTGGATTAGATCCCCTTCCATTATCTGATGGGGGATCAGATGGATTAGTTGGATTGATGTAGATCTTATCACAGCCTGATAGTGTGAGTGCCAGTATAATCGTCACAAGAAATTTCATGAGTTACCTCTATAATTCCTTCATCTTTAGTTTCGTTGCCTTATACGTCGTCGATCCGGTCAGACAACGAATGAATCCACCGACAGGATTATATCCTCCAGACCATCCTGTAAATGGTCCAGCATATAGTAAGGACCGTTCACATGCAGTCCCTAGAACGATGTTACATGGTGAGCCGGGGAGTGCGTATATCACATTCTGACTGATATTGTACTGTGGACCGGGTGACAATAAATAGACTATCATATTGACCGTAGATCCACCAGAACTGACAAGAGATTTGAATGCAGCAATAGCTGCCGCCCATGAATCTCCCGCACTGAGTGTCCACTTTCCACTAGGCGTAGCACCTACAGCATTAGTGATGATGCGACTATTAGTCTCACCGACCGCGTGCGTATTGCTAAGTTCCTCTAGTTCCTGTGTCCATATGGGAGTAAGAACTTCAGCAATAATAGAACCTTTACTAGTATTACATCCAACAGCAGCAATGAGTAATGATTCTGCCACCGTTAGTGGAGGCGTAGCACCTGATGTTGGAACCGCGTCTGGACTAGGACTAATGCCACTACTAATCTGATCGATTGCCAATTCACCACTGAATTCAATTGCACTACCTGTCATGTAAGTACTAGTCAGTGGAGTGACAGTAATCGTAAACGGTGCAGTGGAATTAATAACCTTAGAACAGTAATAAACTACTGCCTTGATATTAAAGTTTGTACTGATAACAGCTTGTTGATAAGTATTTCCTCTATTATCAGTACATCCACTTGGATTAAATCCCGTTCCACCCCATGCAACGATTGGAACCACAATCGAATTACCTACTGTCGGTAATGTCGAAAATGTGATTACAATCGATGCTAAGTTGTCAGCGTAAGTTTTCGGTGTAGCTTGAACCCGAGTCATTTTACTTCTTTACTGTTGCCTGTACTGAAGTCTTATGGACTGGAGTCTTGTTCTCTTCTGGTACTACTTGTTTACCTGTACTCAAGACAACGACTGAAGTGAAACTGAATGTCATGGGGTCACTCAGCACACCACCATTTAATACAGCCACAGGCACATCAGCAGGATTAGTCCACAGAGGCATATTCACGCCAGTGGTCAATTCAGTCTCACTTACAAATACAGTCGGCTCTTCCAGTCCTGCGAACATAATGACTGACGCGGGCGTGAATCCAGTTCCCATCACATGGATATCGAATGCAGGGGAACCAATGACGACTGTGGCTGGATTTAAACTAGTGACTACAGGTGGGACTGTGGTCTGACCAGTGAGGACGAATCGAATTGCATCGTATGCCTTGTCTGCGAATCTACTGTCAGAACATGCCACGTCAAGAATTTCACGTATGTAGTTAATCTGTTCTGATGTAACTGGCAGTGGAACGGATGCCAGTAAAACTGGACTGAATGGCTCAGGCTTAATTAATACTGGCATCTTCTTCTCTTTTCTTTGAACTAAATACTCTCGGATTATCATAGGCCCCTGACCCCACACGTAGTTACGCGCAGGCCAAGGGCCTGTGATTCAATTACTTAGGTTGACCAGTTTCAGGCAGTTCATTGTCTGGACGCGCACTCGATCCAGGAAGTGAATTGTCTGGAACCAGAATAAGTCCCTGACATGCCAGCCACTTGACTACATACTTCTTACCGGGACGTGGAAGGTCATTCCCTGCTTCTGGTTGATTGGGAAGTGAATTATCTGGAAGAAGAGTGGGATCGAATGGATAGACTGGAAGCAGACTGATGTGACCACCACCGGGTAATCCCTGTGATGGATAGACGGGCGCATTAGGTAATGAATTGTCTGGTCTACCAGTTCCAACACCTGGAAATCCATAGGATGGAT